GCGGCCACCACTGCCGTCATCATTCGGTATTCGCCGCCGCCGCCGCCTGAAGCGGAGACGCCTCCGGCTGCGTTCATCGCAGCGCCACCACTGCCGCCGGCACCCCATACGTGCACTCGAACTTTGCCGGCCACCGGGAACGTGTAGGTGGTGCTTGAGGCGAATGCGAAGATCCAGCCGACAGCACTTGAACTGCCGCCGAAGAACTGACTCAGGTTGCTCATATCACTTTCCACCCTTGGGTAGCACCGGACCAGACCAGCCACCCGGAGAAGTTGTTGAGGTCGCACAGCAGCGGAGAGGCAAGGCCCATGATGAGCTGCCCGCCGCTGGATGCGACCGTGAGGTTGTTGGCGCCGAAGGTGCCCTTGAGGTCGTGAATGAGGATGGGCGCGGCACCGGAAACGCCACTGGGAAGTGTCACCGTGAATCCTGCGCTGCTGGTGTCGTGCACGAACTGGTCACCCGCCGCCGCAGTGTAGTTGCCGGTCTTCGACGTGCTGGATACCTGTATCTCGTTGCCCCACGCAGCCGTCGTCCCGTTGCTCACCGGAACCTGCCCCGTGGTGGCTGCGCTCTGCCCCGGCAACGCGGATGACAGGCCAACACCGACCACATATGCCGTCGTCGCCAGCAGCAGTGAGTTGTCGCCTGCAGCAGGGGATGCGGTGGCCCTTGCCGCTGTCAGCGTCTTGTTGACCAATACCTGCGTGGCGGTGTTGGTGGTGATCGTGTCGGAGTTGATCGTCTGGCCGGTGATGAAGTTGTTGGCCTGCCCGAGTCCTGCCGCCGATGCGTTGACCGACGAGATGATGAACTGCAGGTTCGACATGACCTGCGTGGCATCGTTGGGCTGGCCGTTGGTCAGCGTGAAGGGGAGGGTGCCTACGATTGCCATGCTGTCCTAGCCCATGTTGGTGTAGCCAAGGTCGGAGTATCGGGCGAAGAACGTCCCGATGGATACCCCGGACTGCGCCAGACCGGACACCTGCACGGCCATCTTCTTGAACACCAGTTGGTCGGTCCACGGCACGGTGTAGATGTGCGGGATGTTGGCCGACGAGGACCATAGGCCCCCGCCCCATGTCGTGCCGTTCCACGTGGAACCGCTGGCCCCGCTGGTCACGATGTAGGTGGCGTTGAGGGTGTTGCGCTGCTCGCTGATGGCGTTGACCACGAACGTCATCTGAGAACCACGGTTGGACAACTCGATGGTGCTCTCCACCACGCAGTTTTCGTTCATGCCCCCGGTCTTTGGGAAGGACGAGGACTCCATGGTGAACGACAGGGCAACGCCGTTGTCGTTGAACACCGATGTCGAGTCTGGGAACATCTGGCTCTTGAACAGGGCCGCGCCCAGTGAGAGGTGTGACAGGACGAAGCCGTTGCCGAGCTGGCTGGCGCAGTCGTAGGGGAAGTTGTGCGGTCCGTTCCAGCGCAGGCGCCCGGTGTCGAACCAGTAGTCGTTGGTGTAGGCCACCAGGTTGATGACGGTATCGACGCAGATGCGGTAGACGCCGCCTGAATACTGGGCAGACACGCGCGAGGGTTGGGTCGCCGCAATGAACGGCTGCTGGATGTCCTGCTCGCTGACTTCGGAGTTCTTTGTCAGCGGGCGGACCTGCCCCATGGAGTCCACGATGTAGGAGCCGTCGATGCCCATGAACACGGTGCCGAACGGGGTCTGGACGACAGACCGGGGTGCCGATGTGCCGACATTGAGGGACAGGAAGTTGAGCGCCAGGTTGCTGGTCACGGTGTCGCCGGTGATCTGCCAGATCTGGAAGTCCTTGAACACCAGCAGCGCCTGCACGACGCCGGCACTGGTGGTCTGCACCGGCAGGCCGCTGATGGCGCGGACAACGGACGGGTCGCCGACGGTGAGCGACTGGCCGGCGTTGGTCATGGTGGTGGGCACCAGAGAGTCGCTGTAGTACAGGACGTTCTTGCAGGCGTACCAGGCACGGTTGTTCAGGTTCGCCACCCAGGTCGGAACCGATGGCAGGGCGTTGGTGGCGGTGTTGGCCGACGACCATGCCGGGGCCGTGGGTGTGGAGATGTCGAGCACGCCGAAGAAGTTGCTGCCGGTGCCCGAGAAGCCGACGTGCGTGATGATGATCTTGGTGCTCACCACGGTCATCGACGGCGGGGTCCATGAGCCGCTGGTGGACTGCGTTGCCGGGACGTTGCCTGACGTGACGCCGGAGCAGGCGTAGAACGTCATGGTGGCGGTGTCGAAGGCGAACGGCTCGTCGTAGCCTGGAGTGCGCCCGGTGCTGACCATGCCGTACACCACGGTTCCGATGGTTATGTGGCACACCACGCCGGTCGGTGACGTGAATCCTGGAAACGAGGTCAGGGGTGCTCCGACACCCGGACGCGCGATGACCAGCTCAGGGTTCTGCTGGTCGAAGATCAGGTTCTGCAGCGAGTAGCAGGCGCCCTCGAACGCCTCTGTGCTATCGAAGGCGTCGCTCAGTCCCTTGGGCGTGAAGCGGACGGGGAATTGCTTGCGGATGGGCACGCATTACCCCGTTACCTTGGTCGGTCTGACGGACCTGTTGTTGCGGAACGCCCAGGGGTCCAGCCTGACCGACTTGACGATCTGCTGCTCGTCGTCGGCGGCCATGATGAGATGGGTTCTCAGCATGTCCTCGCAGGACTTGAGGAACCCGTCACGGCGCTCGTCGTCGGTCAACTCCATGAGCCGTCCAGCGGTGGCCTTGATGAGGTAGTCCTGGTCCTCGAACCACGGCACGGTGGTACTCGTCTCGGGCGTGGTGATGTCGGCCTGCTTCTGCATGTACCGGTGGGTCATGCTCAACAGGGCGGTGGACTGGGGGTAGACGTAGATCTGACCCGTGGTGCCCGAAGCCGTGATGGCCCCGCTGGACAGGTCCGTGGTGTACATGTACGGGTAGTTGCCGATGCTCGGGTCTTTGAACATGGCGTCGTACATGTCGTTGGTCGCCGGGTTCAGGAAGTACGGCAGGTTGTTCTGCAGGTAGAACAGGTCATAGGTGCGCTGGTAGTCCGACTCAAGGTTGAACGGACCGTTGCTGTTGGCCTGGACGGTCAGGGTCTGGGTCTTGCGATTGACCTTGAGGTCACGGTGCAACCACAGATCCTTGAGGGTCAGGTTGAGGTACAGGCCGCCCTGCGACGTGAAGCCGGGGCACTTTGCAACCCCGCACGCCGCCGTCACGATTTGCGCCGACGTGAGGGCCATGGGCTACGCCGCGAACTGAAGCCGCGCCTTTTCGATAGCCTCGCTGCCGCGCTTGATTTCCTCGTCCAGCATCGTGATGTTGACGCGATGCGTGTTGAGCATCTGCTTGTCCTGCGACGTGGGGCGGTCCTTGCCGGAGACTTCCTTGATGATGGCCTCGCTCTGACGCTTGGCGCGAAGGTGCTGCTCCAGCTTGGCTTCGAGTTCGGGAATCTCGGCGTGCAGGCGCTGGCGCTCGACCACGGCGACGGCCATGTCCAGCTTGGTGTTCACGTCGGTCAGGCTCTCGGCCTGCAGGACGTAGCCGGAGAACGTCAGGCTCTTGCCGTTGGGCAGTTGCGCCGCCAGGGTGAAAGACCCCGCGACCGCGCCGTTGTTGTTGTCGCCCTGGTTCATCGACCGTTGCCCCTCAGAACGCGCTCAGTCGGGCGCCGGTAGAAGTTCTCGTTGCTGCCGTGGATGCTCTGCTCGTGCTGCCAGCACCGCGCCACCACGTCCTTGAGGCTGCGCAGGGTGTCAAGACCGATCTCGTATTGCTGGTCGTGGTAGAACGACGTGCCGTTGATCTTGATGTCGATGCCGCCCGACGGGGGAAGGTTGATCTTGTAGAGGAAGCGCGGGTTGCCTTCGGCGTCGTCGGCAATGCGGACCTCGGTGGAGTCGGTGATCGAGAAACCCTGCACTTGTGGCACAGGGCGATCGACGAACTCCTTGTTGGCCTTCTCCAGTTCGGCATTGCGGGCGCGCAGCCGTTCAACTTCGGCCTGGAGGTCTTCCTTCTTGTCGGTGAACGCCATCTCAAGCCTTCGGGGTCACGGTGAAGCCGTTGGCTTCGAGCAGGGTCTTGGCGGCCTGGAGAGCGGCATCCTTGCCCTCCAGCCACGCAATGAAAGCCTGGACGCTCGCATCGGCCTGCGTGTACTCGCGGGCGATGAAGTCCTTGATCTGCGCCATGGTCATCATGTCAGGCTCCTATCAGAAGGTCTGGGTGCCGGCAGAGTAGCCAGGCGTGAAGGCCGACGAGTGCTCGACGCGGGCCAGGAAGCCTTGGTTGAGGATGATCGTGCCGTAGAACACCTTCCAGCTCACCACGCGGGTCTGGTTGAGCGGGTCGGACTTGTCGGCGCCGGTCAGGTAGTGGAACTCGGGGTTCTCAAGCACTACCTGCCCGTAGGACTGGTTGCCGATGAACAGCGTCGGGAAGACGTACACGCCGGTAGCCGGTGCCGCCGGGGGAGTCTGCGCGGTGCCGATGCCGGTGATGACGACGGTCTGACCGCCTGCCAACTGGGTGGCTTGGCCGGCCAGCGGACCGGTGGTAGGGCCGAGGGAGCACAGGCCCAGGTTGCTCGGGCTGGCGCTGGTGCCGATGTAGACGTTGAAGGTGTAGTTCGGCAGCGTGGGCAGCGTGACGCTGATGCTGCCGGTCGGGCCGGTGACGCTGATGTT